AGAACCGGCAAGCAAATAGCGCATAGGTGGATATTGCAGCAGCCAAACAAACCGTAGCGGACTACGCCAATTTTGCGGCAAACCCCGCAAGCGTTGTGTCGCCATGGGTGCGCAAGTTGGCGCAGCGGTATTTGAAGGAAGTCGAAGATCAGGACAAAAGCGAGTTTTATTTTGATGAAGCCGCCGCGTTTCACCCGATCCGCTTCTTTTCGCTGTTGCAATTTTCGGAGGGGTCATGGAAGGATAAACCATTTGAATTGCTGCCATGGCAAACTTTTGTAGTCTGGAACGTGTACGGATGGAAGCGCAGGAAAAACGGGCGCAGGCGATACCGGAAAGTTTACATCAAAGTCGCCCGGAAAAACGGGAAAACCGAATTTCTGTCAGCGCTCGGGATGTACGGCCAAATGTCAGACCCATCGGAAAAGGGCGCTCAGGTGTTTTGGTTTGCGACCAAGAAAGATCAGGCGGTTATTGGCTTCAACCGTCAAAAGGTAATGACCGAACTGCTTTGCCAAAAGTCGGCAAAGGTGGCAGCAATGGTCAGGGTGATGCAATACCGGATAATCGACAGGGCGGGCACCGGATTTACCACGTATTTGGGACAGGACAGCAAGGGCGAAGATGGGCATAACCCGTTCTATGGCCTATGTGACGAATATCACGCCCACATCAATAATGGGATGATGAATGTCATATCATCGGGCCAGCGGAGTCGAAAAGACCCGATGATATGGATTATCACCACCGCCGGAACAAACCCGGAAGGGCCGTGTGCGAAGTACGAAAAGATGTGTAAACAAGTATTGGATGGCATCGTTGAAAATGACAGCGTTTTCCCGATGATATTCGACTTGGACGAGGGCGACGATTGGGAAGATCCGAAGGTTTGGGGCAAGGCAAACCCGGCACTGGGGCATAGTCTGGAATTGGATGAACTTATCGAGGCATACAAAGAGGCAAAGGCGGAGGGCATTGAAAGCATAATGAACTTTCAAACCAAGTGCCTAAACATGTGGCTCAAAGCAAACGTAACATGGTTGCCCGCTGATGAATGGAAGGCGAACAAGGGCGATTTGAGCAGGAGGGAAATAATGCAGGCCATGAAAGGCCGTACCTGTTTTGGCGGGCTTGACTTGGGCACCACGAACGACCTAAGCAGCTACGTTTTGACATTCCCGCCGATGCTTGCAAGCGAACCGTGGCACGTCCTACATTGGTCATGGTGCCCCGAGGACAGTTTTGAAAAGCGCGTAAAGTTGGACGGTGCACCCTACTTGCAATTTGTTGAAAATGGAGAACTTGAATTAACACCCGGAAATGTAACAGATTATAACTGGATTAAAAAAAAGGTTGTAGAGACGGTAAGCGATTACGATGTTCACAGCATTGCGTTCGACTCGAACAAGGCCCATAAACTGGTGCCGGAATTGGTGGACGAGGGAATAAAAATGGAGGGCTTTTCGCAGCGGTTTTTGCAGATGTCCGTACCGACTACCGACGTGGAAACCATGGTAAAGGTCGAATGGAGGCGGGCCGAACAGGTCAAACGCGGCGAAGAACCGGACGGCGACACGCGAGGCTTTGCGCACGGGGGAGACGAACTACTGGCATGGGCGATATCAAACGTCACTTTGGCCCGTAACCAAGACGGATTGGTAAAGCCCGACAAATCCAAGTCAAGCGAAAAAATAGACCCTTGTGTGGCGCTGATCATGGCCGTTGGCCAGGCAAACCACTATCTTACAGAAATGAAAGCAAACGAGGGGTATAACCCCGTCACCATCATATCGATATGAGGATAACAAGCAGGATAAGTCGGGAGTTTGAAAAAAGGTACACGGATCACCTGTACGCCGCCGACCATCCATCTTGCTATGTGGCATATATCCGCGCCGAGGCCGACCACCAAATGGAGCACGGGCAGCGCAAATACGCAAGTTATGACGTGTTTAGGGTTGTGGTGAGCCGCCGGAGGGCGCGTGACGGATTCAAAAAACGATTAAAAACAATGCCGCGAAAATGAAAAAAATAACAACGCTTTTCAAAAAAGACCCGAAAAACCTAAAACTGGTAACGCCGGAAATCGACCCGGAAAACGAATGGGCGCTAGATCCGGCCGTGAGTGTGGCAACGGTAAAACTAGACGGCACTGCTTGCGCTATAATACGCGGCAGGCTATGCAAGCGATATGACGCAAAAAACGGCAAGCCCGTACCATCCGATGCGATACCTTGCCAAGATCCAGACGCAACCACCGGACATTGGCCGCACTGGATTCCGTGCAAAAGGGAAGATCCTGCCGACAAATGGCACTTTGAAGCGCTGGACAGGATTGAGGGTTCTCGGAATGAAGGAACTTACGAGTTGTGCGGGCCAAAAGTGCAAGGAAACCCAGAAGGATTGGGCGTTCATATCTTAAAACGGCACGGCGATATCAAAATAAGCGGTATTTCCGAACTGTCTTTTGATGGGATAAAATCGTTTCTGTCCGACCCTGTATACGACATAGAAGGCATTGTTTTTCACCACAAAATCGACGGCCGCATGTGTAAAATCCGAAAATCTGACTTTGGAATTAAACGCCAACAAAAATAAAATGCATCCAACCGTATCACTCGATAAAGCCAAGGCCTTGAGCGACGCCGGGATAAAACCGGATAACGTGGAGGTCGGGCAAATATGGTACGCCCGGCCATTTTCGGCCACCGGCGACATGTACCCTGTTTTGATTATCGGCCAAGACGAAACGGGCCGCTTTGTGTTTGTCGAAACCTTTGGCGCTGGCAGAAAAGGCGCGGCGTTTGAGGCCACGATTAAAAGGGATGGGGTACACGCGCCGACAATTGCCGACCTTTTCCCGCACCTGCCAATAAACACTACCTATAAATTATGGGGCCACAAATCCGAACTTTTGCGCGGGGGAGATGGGGCGCATTGTATAGGTGTTCCGTATGTTGATGACTGTTGGAGTGAATCGAAAAAGGATTTTGTTGACAAGGCCAACCCTCACAACGCGGCGGCAACCGCTATTCTTTGGCTCATCGAACGCAAAAATTTACACAAAGCCGATGAAATTATTTTTTGAAAACCACCCGCTTGTTCAACAGTATAACGATGCAATTAGAATCGTCGAGGCAGAAAATTATTTAAATGCCGTCTTTGAGGATCAAGCCAAAAGCCTCACCGATGAACTAAATGGTATGCCTTTACAGGCTTGGGAGTTCGCTCAATGGGCCGCGTCTCAAGGATTCGGTCTGGAATGGATTAAAAAGCAAATAGCCCGGGTAAAATCGCTTGAGGAGTACCAACAAGAGGAAGCGCTAAATATAGCCATGTTGGCCATGGCGTTTGAATTGCACTTTGCCAAAAGCGTTGAAAACGCCGCTACTGCCCTAAGTATTATGAAAGGCCAGATATTGGCCACTGCCAAGCAAGTAGACAGGTGGAACATGTCGGCAGGCGCATTCCAAGGAATCAGGCTTTTAAGGAAGTACAAGAAGCGCCCAATACAAAGGGTTAAAAAACGTAAATAGGCAAAATGAAAAGATTTATTTACCACTCGCATAAAGTCCGATGTGTTGTCAAATACATAAAGGATTTTGACCACTTTAGGCTACAAATACAAGAGCGCCGATTTTTTATATTTTGGGTAAACGTCCATCAATGGATGACGGTAAAAGAGGGTTTTTGGGGAGAGTGTGACCGGTGCCCTGTATTAAGAATGTCGTATTTGTCCGGCAACATGTCGGAGGCGTGGAGAGCCGGAACGCTCAATCTTGAGAGCCGCACCAAAGATTTTTTTATGGAGTACTTCCAACAAAAAAACAAAGAAGCCGCAAGCGCCAATCTAATCAAAAACCTAAAACAAGCATAAACATGAAAAAAAACAGCCTAAAGCAACAAATTGAAAAGGATCTTGGTAAAAGGTTCTTACTAAACATATCTGGAGCAATACGGGATGTTGAATTTTTGGAAGTTTCAAAAAGCGGTCAATTTGTGAGAGTAAGACTCGAAGATGAAGAAGCGGTATGGATTAAATGGACGTCAATCGAAATACTCGACAAAATAGACGACGAGTCGTGGTACGAAAGCACCATATCAGACTTAAGATGCAGCCTAAGAGATTCTATGGCAGATAACAAGAATCTAGCAAAAACCATAAAACAACTCCACTCAAAAGTAGATACGCTTACGGCAATGAATAGCAGGCTTTATGGGCATTCTTTTGCCGAGTACTCTAAAACGCTGGTGAGTTACCTTATGGGGCAAAGAAACGTGTCTGACCTGCCCAAACAAACGCAAGACCTATACCTTGCATGGGAAAATCTAATAGAAAGTATCCAAAATCCGACATAGCGCCTTCAATCAACCACAAAGCGCACTATGAGCAGGCCGCCGCAATCTATTTGCGGCGGCTTTTTTGTTAACGCAACGAATCCCTTATGGCCCGCATATTGCCCGACATTTGTCCTGTATATGGGCATAATTGCGAACATCGGGCGGTATTTTGGCGGGAAATCTGGCACAACCGTGCCGGAATCGCCTGCTTTACCCCCGGAAACGCAAGAAACGCGCAGCGGTGTAAGTGCCGCAACCGTTGACCCATGGTTTTCCGACTACATAAGCGGCGGGCCAAAAGTCGCAGGCGTCCACGTCACGCCTGAAAACTCCCTCACCATTTCAGCAGTTTACGCATGTAACCGAATCCTTTCCAATACCATAGCATCCCTTTCGCTCGGGCTTTACCGCACATTGCCGAACGGTGATATTGAGCCGGTAGAAGACTTGCCAGAGTATCAGGCCGTTTGCGTTGAACCGCACGATCTTTACACGTCCTATACATGGAGATCGACCGCACAACTCCACATGGGCATGAGCGGGAACGCCTATTCCCGTCTATATTTTGACCGCAATGGCCGCGTCAATAAAATACGCCTGATAAACGGCACGGTATGCCCGTTTTTGTACCAAGGCAAACTGTTTTACAAAATTTCGGACGCCGAAACTGACGGCATGTTTCAGTCTTACACGCTGCCAGCGTCCGAGGTGCTCCATATTAAAAACATTTCCGACGACGGTTTGGTCGGAAAGTCTCCCATCACCGTTGCCCGGCAAACGATCGGTATGGCTTTGGCGGCAAACAAATACGCCGCCTCCATGTACTCGCAAGGTGGCACGATGCGCGGCTTTGTGGAGCACCCGCAAAAACTGAAAGAGGGTCAAATTGCCGAAATCCGCAAGGCATTTTTGCAAGTAATGTCCGACTACGAAAACACGGGCGGGATTGGCGTATTGTCGGACGGCATGAAGTTTTCCCGCGTCTCGCTTTCGCCAAAAGATGCGCAATTCATCGAGACGCACCAACTCACCATCCAGGACATTTCCCGGTATTACGGCGTTCCGCTACACATGATAGGCGACCTGAGCCGCGCCACGTTTTCCAACATCGAGCACCAAGCAATCGAGTTCACCACGCACACCGTGCGCCCCATCGTCAAAAACTGGGAGTCGGAATTAAAGCGCCGGGTAATACGGAAAAGCGACCAATCGACCTTGTTTTTCCGCTTCAACCTCGATTCTTTGTTGCGCGGCGACACGGCAAGCCGGGCAGAGTTCTATACCAAACTATTCAACATCGGGGCGATGTCTCCCGACGAGATACGCGCCCACGAAAACCTGAACAAGATAAACGGCGGCTATGGCTCGCAATATTTCCGACCGCTCAACATGGTTGGATTGGACGAGCAAGCCGACAACAACATGCCGAATGGCCAAGACGACAACCCCGAGCCAATCACCGACCTAAACGATCAAGCAGATGCAGCAGGCCAATAAACAAGAGACGGGCGCATTCGAGCGCCGCGCCTTTAACATGGAATTTCGCGCCTCCGAAAAGGACGGAAAAAAGACCATCGCGGGAATGGCGGCGGTGTACAACAAGTACACCAACATGGGGTACTACCTGGAAGTGGTGCGCCCCGGCTTTTTCGATGGTATCGATACGTCCATGACCGCATGCTTGAAAAACCACAACGAAAACCTGATTTTGGGCCGCACCTCCAACGGTACGCTTTCGCTGGAGTTCAAATCGGACGGCCTTTCTTATCAGGCAGACCTACCAAACACCGCAGCCGCAAACGATACCCATACCGAGATCGAAGGCGGCTACATTTTCCAGTCGTCTTTTGGATTCACTGTAAAGAAAGCGACTTGGTCGGAGGTTCAGCGATCGGAGTTTTCCGGCATTGTCCCCGATGGTGTTTTGGATAGATTGAGTTATGGCGGGTTTGTCGACGTGCGCGAACTTATCCAAGGTGAAGCGCTCTACGACGTTTCGCCTGTCACGTTCCCGGCATACGCCGATACTTCAACCGAAGTCGTAAAGCGGTCATGGGAGGAGTTCAAGCAAGAAAAACGGACGGCGCAAGAGCAAAAAGAACAAGACCAGAAAACAGGAGAAAAAACGGAACAGGAGCAAACCGACGACGACCAAGCGCCAAGCGAAGCCGCGCCGGATTTGGCACAAATAAACAGGCGCTTGCAAATAGCAATTGCGGAGGCCAGCGCTATAATTTAACACAATCATTTTTTTGAAATGACAGAAGAAATGCGACAGTTGGCCGAAAAACAATCTAACGCGATTGCGGCCATGAAAGACGCTGCCAAGCAGTTGGCCACCGAAGGCTTGACCGAGCAGCGCACCGCCGAACTAAACGCCATGTTTGACAAGGCGGAAAGAGATCAGGAGGGCTACAACCAGCGCCTTTCACAACTCAAGCGCATTGAAGAACTCGAAGCGCAACAGGCTGATGTTTTCATTGAAACGCAACAACGTACCGCCAAGGTCGATGTTTCGGTAGATGACGCCAAAAACCGCCTCGACATTTTCCGTCGCGCCCTTCACTACGGCTTTACCAGCCTGACCAAAGAAGACCGCGCCATCGCCGTCAAAATGGCGGTCGAAACCCGTGGCACTTCCACCCAAATCGAAGGCACCGCCGGATTGGGCGGCTACCTTGTGCCGACGTTGCTGCAAAACGAAATCATCACTTTGATGAAGGACTTTTCCGGCATTTTGCAGGTAGCCCGTATCCGTTCCACCGCAAAGGGCGGACAGATCACATTCCCGAGCCGCGACAGCACCGCACGCAAAGCCGTGAAAACCGCCGAGTCTGGATCGATCGCCGTGCAGGACATCACGTACACCCAAAAGGTGATGGACGCCTACAAGTATACCGACGCGCTGAAAGTTTCCATCGAATTGATGGACGACAGCGAGTTTGATATTTTGCAGGAGTTCCGCGACGCTTTCAGCGAATCGTTTGGCCGTATGGCAAACGAAACGCTGACCATTGGCGACGGCACCGGCGATCCTAACGGTGTTGTGACCGCTTCCACGCTCGGCGTGACCGCCGCAAGCGCTACCGCAATCACGTTGGCGGAAATCATCAGCATGGAGCACTCCGTAGACCCGGCATACCGCAAGGCCCGGACGTGCGGGTACATGCTGCACGATCAGATGTTAAAGGCAATCAAACTGCTTTCCTTGTCGGCATCCAACGAGGGCGCGGGCACTTGGCAGCCTTCGTTCCGTGACGGCACCCCGTCCACGATCAATGGCTACCCATACTGGTTGAACCAGGACATGGAATCCGCCATCACCGCCGCCAAAAAGGTCATTTTGTTTGGAGACTACTCCAAGTATAACGTGCGCCAGGTCAAGGATATGACCATCATGCGGAACGATGCGCTGTTTATGGCCACCGGAGAAATCGGATTTTTCGCACACGCCCGCTGGGACGGCGAACTGTTCGACACCACCGCAGTCAAACACCTTATTTCCGCCGCATCCTAATGCTGACAGTGAAATTTGGGCAATCGGTCGGTGATACAAACCGGGCATTCCGAAAGGGGCAAGTTGTGACAAGCAACGAAGCGCCGGAGGTTTGGTTGCGCCAACAGGTGCGGGCCGGACACGCCACGGAGGTCGAAACCGAAAAAGCGCCCGCCGACAAAGTGGAGCGCAAAACACCGAAGTACGAAAAAAGATGAACAAGAGACTAGAATCCTCGCTTAGTGTCGCTTATACGTCCGCGTTGCCCTGCACCGTTGCGGAGGCAAGAGCGCACGCCCGTATAAGCGGCACAAGCGAGGATCTTAGTGTTGAGATGTTTATACGCGCCGCCATGCGCACGATCGAGCAGCGCAACGGCATTGTTTTGTTGGCGGCACCGGTCACGCAGATTTTTGACAGGCTGCCAGATTGCGGCGAATACTATTCGCTCACCGTCGGGCCGGTCAACAGCATAACTTCAATATCGTACAACACCAAAGACGACCCGGCAACGTTCGCGCCTTTTGACGCGGCAAATTATGTGCTGGACAAAAGCCACAACCGCGCAAGGATTTACGCGCCGGATGGATGGGACATGCCGAGCGCTTGGCAAATCAAAGTCATTTACAGTGCCGGGTATGAAAACGCGGCAGCCGTCCCGGCACACATCAAAGCCGCACTGCTCTTGCAAGTGACCGACCTATACGACAACAGAGGGGACTACGTGAAGAAATTGCCGACGGCGGCTGAATACCTGATGCAAATGGACACTGTAATTGCGGGAATGTGATATGAGCAATAAAAACGAATTGGCCGGAACAATGGACAGGGAAATCGTCATTCAGGAACGGGTGACGACCGAAAACCCATACGCTGAAAAGATCGAGACGTGGCAGGATGTTTTGAATGTTTGGGCAAACGTATCGTACCCAAACACCAAGTCGGACGAAACGGTGGACGGTGTTTTATTGATCGCCACATCCTTTGCCTATTTCACGATCAGATACCTTGACTTTGTTACGACGTTGAACCGCATTTGTTGGAATGGGCAGATTTGGGACATTAAAACCCTAGCCTACCCTGACAGGAACAAAACCATTGTTTTAGGCTGCGAACTTGTACTATGATAGACCGCGAACTACGGCAGGAAATATCAAACGTGATAATGTCGCTCAAAGAAATTTCAAGCGACTTGAAAAAAGACAGCGGAACCGCTTTGAGAGCGGGCGGCAAAGTAATACTCGGGGCCATACAGTCAAGAGCGCCAATCGGGAAAAGGGTTCACAAGCGGTACAGCACCGCAAAGTTGAACCGGCGAATAAGAGCGCCAAAAGGGAGCGGTAAGGTTATCGCGGCGTATTATCCGGGGAACCTTCGCGGATCGTTTGGAATAATGCGCTTTCGCAGGTCGAACGCCGTTTTTGTGGGGCCAAGGGTGACAAAGGGCAGGTTTATGGGCGCAGCCGGAGCGTACACGCCTATTTATGGGCGCGGCGCATACGATGGTTATTACGCCCACATGGTCGAACATGGTACAAGAAATTCAAGCGGCAAAAAATTTGTATTGCCAGCCGTTTCGGCAGCGCAAAAAAACGCAGTCGATACGGTCAAAAAAAAGGTAATGCAGCAACTTAAAAAGTACGCCAAAGCAAAAGGAAGATGAACATATCGGGGCCGATACGAAAGTTGATACAGGACAACGCCGCCGCTTACGCGCTGTTATCTGACAGGGTGTACCCGATTGTCTCTTTGCAGGATAGCGCGTTTCCAAATGTGGCGGTGCGGAGGAAAGGGGGCAGGGAAAGCGCAAACCACGACAAAGGCAGCGATGTTGATTTGGTAGTCGCCCACATCATCATCAACGCGGCCACCGCATCGAGCGCCTACACTGTCGACAACGCCATAAGGACGGCCATAGACCGGTATCGCGGCACCGTGACGTTCAAGGAAGAATCTACCGTGATAGACGGCATTAAGTACCTCGAATCAGACGACGACTACAACCAAGAATCCAACGCATTCCAAATAACGTCGGTTTACCAGATCCGGGTAAAAAGAACGCCAACACCATGAAGGTAGAACTATTGCAACCATACACGCCAACAACCGTACCGCTCGAAATCGGTGCAACGCTGGAAGTTACAACCCGCAAGGGGCTGGAATTGATCGCGCAGGGCATTGCCAAAGAGGTGAGCGAAGAAACCCCGGCAAGAGTGGCGCATGCCGCATTGTACAAGGGTTGCCAGCCGCCGCAACCGTCCGCAATGGCCGCAGTGTTGGCCGAATCGCAAAAAGCGCTTGAAATATCGGCGCAAGACGTTTACGCCTCTTTGGCTTTTGAAATGGCCAAAAGCGAACCAAGATACGAAGGTACGCAATCCGATGAACCAAACGACGCGCCGGTAAGACAGCCACCGCGCAAGAAGTAAAAACAAAGCAGGGCAAATTAAAAACGAGCAAGAAAACAGCGGTAGGCATTACCAGACCGCCACACGATTTTTAAACTTAAAAAAGTAAGAACATGGCAACTACGGGCACCGTAAACAGTACCATTATGAAGGTGTGGGTAGGCGGCACCGCGATCACCTGCTTGACCGACGCGACCATTTCCTTTACGATGGAGCCGCGCGACACGACCTGCAAAGACTCCAACAGTTACACCAATGTACTACCCGGCAAAAAGTCTTGGGAAATCGGAGGTAGCGCAAATTTCGCATACGACGCCGCCAATGGCTTTGCCGCGCTTTTTGCGGCATACTTGGCGGGTACGCGGCTGGAGGTCGCTTGGGGGTCAAGCGTCGCCGGTGACGTGCAATATGGGGGTGACGCCTACCTCACGTCGTTGTCGGGCAATGCGTCCGGATCTGACGAAAACACGACTTTCGACTTCACGCTGATGGGCGTTGACGCTCCGGCAGGTGCGACAAACGTATAATGTACGGATTTTCCATTTTTGATTGACGACTTTCGAGGCCCGGCCTTTGTGGTGGCCGGGCCTTTTTAAAATCAAAACCTAAAACAATGGTAGAAACGATTTTATTTGGCGGGAAAGAAAGAAAGGTGCTTTTTGGTGCCCGCCTCATAATGCTCTACGAGCAGACAAAAGACCGGCCCTTTATGCAGGATTACATGGGCATGGTGACGGACTTCCAAAAAACAGGCTTTTTCAAAATTTCATTTGTGGCGGACGTTGCTTTTTTGGCGATGAAATGCGCCGCCGACTACCTAAACCAGCCCCTTAATACCGACGTGTTTGAGGTGCTCGAAATGTGCATGGCGGACACCAACGCACCGACCGAGGTAATTACAAAACTGGCAGCCTCTTTACCGGTCGCCAAAAGTGACGAAGCGGTAAAAAACGCCGAAAGCCCGGAGCCAAGCCAGAGCCAATAAAGAAAGTAGACTTTGACGAACTGCAAAAGGCGGTCGCAACTTCGGGCTTAACAGAAACAGAATTTTGGGCATCATCGCTCAGGTACTTGTATAATTTGGCCGACGGCATTATCAGGGCCGACCAGATCAAATTTGAAGCGGCAAGGTTGACGGGCGCTATCATGGTTGCCCAAAACCTGAAAAAAGGGAAAACCTTGAAATTAACGGACGTTTGGCGGTTTGAGTGGGAGGAGAGCGCAAAGGTAAATTTGGAGATC